CCCCAAGGTTTACTCGGTTCAAACAGCTTAAAACCACAATTGATCAGACTGTTTGAAGATGCAGGGTTAAGATATGTATCGGTAATGAGCCAGCGCCAGCCTAATGCTCTGGCTTGGCGAATCCGCGCTCGAATAAGTCTTTTCTGAATTCCTTGTCCACGATGGCAAGATAGAACGCCTGCGCGACACAAATAACCAGTATCACCCCAGCGAACACTAGGAACAAGACCCGCAAAAGCGCATGGCAAATTGAGTGCGTCATAAACTATCCACCACCAGCCCGTTGTTGCATTAAAAGGTGTATCAAAAGGTAGGCACTTTTTTTGAAGTACCTGCAATTCTTTCTGTATTTTTGAACAGCGAATGTCTACGCGCTTGATTTTCATAAGCGCATTAGACGTTTTCAGTATGAACTATTTATGAATAAGCGCGTGTGCCAGCTTTATCAATAATAAGAGCTTGTTTGCGTGGTGCTGTTGCAACGGTATTTGGAATAGAAATGTGCGTCCATCCACCTCCTGTTGGCGTTGCAAACTCACGAATCACTTGGTCGTAAGCAATGCCAGACGCAATGATGGCCTTCACAACTTGATCAGGGGTCATGCCTGGCACACGAATGTCGGCAGCGCAACCAATACGGTGCTGGCTTGTGTCCTTAGAACCCACAGCATCATTGACCTGTTTACATCTAAAAGCTGAATTGATCATGATTGGCTTGCCAGCAAGCACAACTTTGACCTGTTCTAAAAAGTCAGCCAAGCGCACTAAATTAGCCAACTCTGCGTCATTAGGCGTGTTGTCAAACTCGCGGTGGTCGGTATGCGTAAGTTCAGCAAGAGTGAAATGTGGAGTTAGTTGCATATTAGTGTTTATGGCTTGCGCCAAAGTAGTAAGACAAAACCATAACCAAAGCACCATCTAAAGTGCCAAGTACGCGAATGATGATTTCTCGCATTTCAGTTGCAACAACGTGTGTTAGCAAGTGATATTGAATCAATCCCCATGCAATCACAACAATGATGGCTAAAACAGGCGTGACCGATTTATTTAAGATTGGCGCGTGTTCGCTAGTTGCCAAAGCCATTTCGTTTTTACGCGCTGAATCACGGTCAGCAGCATCTAACTTGGCATATTCCAACTCCAATTCTGCCAGCTTTTGTGCAGCCGCAGGGTCGCCCAATATAGCTTTAGCCACAGCCTCAACAGAATCAGAAACGCCAAACTTAGCAGCCAAAGCGCTAACGGCAGCACCGCCCAATGGCCCAGCAACCGCTGTCGCCAATGTTGGTGCGATACCTTTGAGCAAATTGAATAAATCATTCATCATCTTTCCTTTCAAAAAGTTTTTGCTTACGTTCAAGCTGTTCTGCACGTTGCAAGATGATTTCCGCTTTACGGATTTGTTTGTCTGCGTACAACGCTAGTGCAATTGAGAACCCCAAAAGCACGATTAGGCAAGTGACAATTGCTACCCACAAATAAAATTCTTTCATAGTGCTAAATACAACGCCGTTATCCACAGGGCCGATACTGTTAGCACGATCACGTACCCCAGTTTGGCCATCATAATTTGTTTGCGGTGATCGTGTTGCCATGCGTTATCTCGATCTTTCTTGAGCTTTAACTCACGAGCAACCTCTTGTTCCTCAACTATCTCATCCTGCTTTGCCAAGAATTCTGCGTACATTGCGCCCAAACCTAAAGACTCAGGTGTGCCGTAGATCATGGATTGCTTTAGTTGTGCTGACAGTTGTTTCATTTGCCATTGAATTTCTATGCGGTCAATTGCACTATCAGCAACTTTTTCGGTGATAAGAGCTTCTTCATCAAGTTCCCGACAATGGATTTTGAGCTGTCGAATAGCCTCAAAATAAACTTTTAAATTCTCACAGATGTCATGCACTGCACGAGCTTGAAACTCCTCATAACTTAACTCTGACTTGGCTTTTTTTGCCACAGGTTTTGAAACTTTGGCTGCTGCAACTGGTGCTGCTGGTGATGTGTCCTCAACTTGTTTAGTGCCGCCAAAAAGTCCAATAATCCAGCCCCAGAATCCCGTAACTGTTTCGTAAGTTTCTTTGACTTGACTGACAATGCCTTCCACCTCAGACTTAGCATCATCAATAAATGCTTTACCTTCTGAGAGCATTTGACAGCCAGCGCGGATAGCACCAACTGCACTCTGTGCCATAAGAAGGAGACTGATTGGGTCCACATTACTTTGTGTGGTTTATCAGCATAAAGACAGCGCCACCCATGCTCATAATCATTGCGCCAGCGCACGTAATCATAATGGTTTCCATGCGCTTTAACCTGGCGTTAATGATTTCATACCGCAAAGCACAAACTTCTTCGTGGGTGGACAAGCGAGCGTCAGTTGCGTCAATCGTAGTCATGTTATGTCTTCTGGATAAATGCTAATGAATAGTACAGAGGCAAGTTAGTGCCAATGTTGCTAGTGACAGAACTTGTAAAGCCGCCTGTGTTACCTACCGCATAGGTAGCGCCAGAACCCACCACAAAACTGTCTTTTAAGTTAGGCGTACCGTTAGTACCGTCACACAAAACATAACCAGAAGGGATTGATGCAATTGAGCCTGACCACATGATGATGCCGCCAGCAGGCACAGCAGACACGGCTGGGCTTGTTCCAATAATGCCATACAGGTTGTCGTAGGTCTGAATTGTTACGTTGCTTGAATCAGTCAGAACAAACTTGTAAGTAGAACCAGCGGTCAACCAAATCTCTTGTGGTGGTCGGCCATCAGTACCCAACTGAATCGGGTTTGTGTTGGCAATAAGGCCAGCAGAATCTGTGTAAGTTGCTGAAGACGTTGTAGAACCAGCCTGGTAGGTATAGATGAACCCGCCTGCTAGTGGTACGCCTGTGGTGGTAAAGAACTGAAAGCCGTTACCAATGGGGGATAGATTGACTGCCATTTTTATTCCTTAATCTGGTCGTGCCATACCGCGCAACTCAATGCGGTTTGTTGTTTCTGGTTTCAATTTTAGTAAATCTTTAATTGGAACAAAGCGTTCTTGTGTTTTCTTAAATGCTTCTTCTTCAGCTTTTGCTACTTTTTTAGCTTGGCCTTTTTCAAACTGTTTGCCTACCATTTCGTGTGCGACAACAGCAGGAACTCCCATTCCAAGGCCGCCAGTTCCAAACTCTGCTAATGCAGCCGCGCCTTTTTTGGCAACTTGTTCGCCAACTTTGCCCATTAACTTTTGTTCAACATTTATCTTTTGAACTGCCGCGCCTTTGTATCCAACATCAGTTTTAAGAATTTGTGAAGCATTGTGATAGTCACGAATGTCAGCCATTTCGTCTGGCGTAAACAAACGATTCATAACTTCACGATTGTCATTCATGTAAGTTGTAAGTTTATTTGGACTTTTTTGCGCTAATGCTTGGTTTAAAAATTGAGCTTTAATTTCTGCTTTAGCTTTTTGCGCTTTTGGCTGCATATCAGCAGGCATTTTGTCCAAAGTATCAATAATGTGCGTAAACTGGTCTACGCCCATACCAGCAACTTTGTTAGCAACTTTTTCAACATCAACTTTTCTGTTAATGCCATTTGGACCGCTTTCATCCAAAATGGTAGCAATGCCTTTTGGATTGTCTAAAGTATCTTTTTTTAAACCAAAAAGTTTTCTTGCATCTTCATAAATTGCTTTGTCAGCGTGAGCAAACACATCGTTGTCAATAGAATCTTTAAGAAGTCTATGCAAACCAGCGTTTTGTGGCGACCAAACATTAGGCTCATTAAGCCATTTTCTAAATTGCTCTGCTACATGAGCATCGGTGTTTAATAGATTTCCATCTTTGTCTATTATTCCGAGCTTTTCCATTTTTGCTTTTGAAGCATCTGCCAATTTTTCATTGTCTGCCAATTTTGTAACAGATTTATCATTTAACAAATCTTGTGTAAAGTTTGCTTTGATTGGTACTTCTTTAGCAGTTTTATCGCGTTCTTTATAAAGTTTGCCAATTTCTTTATCTAAATGATTGCCGTATTCTTCAAATGGAGCCAATACAGTATTGCCACGCTTGTATGAAGCCGATTCATCAAGGCCAAGCGTACCGCCAGATTTTTTGATTAAACCTTCTCCATATCTAGCAAGACGGGCTTGTTCATCAGCAATACGCTCTGCAAGCAAATTACCTTGAAACGTGTCAGTTCTAGAAACATCAAAGTTTGTTGCACGTTCTTTGCCTTTGCCTTCAACAGCAGCCAAGTCAACTGCGTGGTCTTCTCCAAGCACTTTTTGCAACACTCTAGCGCGAGCATATTGCTCATCCAAAGGCAAACCTTTTTCGGAATAACTTAGTTCTGTATATGGAGCATCAGGAGTTGTTGGCTTAGACGTACCTAAGTTAATTTGTGCAACAGGCTCACCAGCAGGTGTTTCAACTGTTTCAGTAACTGGCTTAGCTTGTCCAGCGGCTTTTTGTTGTTCAAATTGTTGTTGTAATTGTTCAATGTTTTGCGTAAGTTCTGGACCTTTTTTAGCTTCCAGTTGTTTTTGCATTTCAACACGAACAGTTGGCAACTTTTCTTTGATTGCGCCGCCAATCATTTTTGCTTCATTTACAAGTGCTTGATCTGCCGCAAAAACACCTTCTTTGACAGCGCCGCCAACTTTTTTTGCCCCTGGAATTCCAAACATGGACAAGCTGCCAATCATGTTTTGAACGTCAGAAGCAGGAATCCCAAGTTTCTTAGAAATGGCT